TGGGATAACAAGCGAACGTCCGTCCATAGGTACGTTGTTGTCATCAAGCTTCTGGATCATGTCACGGAAGAAAGCATCAGTGAACACGTCGCTTGCATCCATAGTGTCGTCGGTGTACTGAGTAGTAGTACCGTCGTCATTAAAGAAGCAACCAGTGTGCTGATAGTCAGTAGCCGCTGGGCTGAATACAACAGCGCCACCATCACCAAAACCAGTACCCGCCGCGTGAAGGTCATTGTCAACCTGCACTGAAAGCGCATAACCCGCATCTTCAGTGTAGAACTGACGAAGGCTAGAAAGAGCCTGAACTTCTACGATGTCTTCGATAAGACGTGAGTATTCGAAGTGACGGTCAATATCAACTGTCAATTCGCCTTCAGTATTCGCAATGATAGTAACCGCTGTGTCAGCCGCTTTAGCATTTGCGTCACCACGGATTGGCTTAGGAATGTGAAGCTTGTCGCCCTTCTTTCCACTCATAGCGAGCTTTTTTACAAGGGGAGCCATCTTCAGGTTCTTTTGGTAAGCGGCAATAATTTCATCCGACCAAATCTCGGGGATAAAAGTATCCGCTTCCGTCTTTGCGGTATTACCGGCCGCGCCGGGATAAGTTGCAGTAGCCATGTCAATCTCCTATAAGATTATTTGACTCGACCCTCTGCGTATGCCTTAAAGATTTCATCTGACAAAGCTTGATAACGCTCGGGGTCCGTTTTCATAAGTTTAATTAAGTCGGTCCTGCGATATTGCTTCTTACTTACCCCTTCGCCACTGCCTTTCGTGTTGCCTGTATTGGCCGCTTTGAGTTGCTGTTTCCGCACTTGTTTCTCAACATTTGCGGTTTGCTGGGCTACTGTCTTCCTTTCCTTCCATAAAGAGAAAAGTTCATCAGCCGCGTCAGCGTTGTACTCTTGGTCAGCCTGTACAAACAATTGAGTCCGAAACTTTGAAGCTTTGATCCACTCTGCAAATTTAGGGTCATTCAGAATGCTTTGCATATCTGGATGTTTGTTCCCAAGCTCGGCTAATGCCGTTTGCTTTTTGTAGTTTGCAGTGTATTCCTCAGCCGCTCTGATCTTCGGATGATTCTCAATCGCACGATTAACAGCACCTTGAGGATCTGTGAAGTAATCAATATCACTTTCAGGCTCAACGTTCTGTTCAGGTGCTCGCGGTGTTTGAGTAGTAATGTACTCATCCACCACTTTACGAAGCTCACCAACTTCAGCAGAGTGCCGACTCATCACCTGTTCAACTTCTTGGTGCATCTGAACAACTTCTTTCAGAGATTTACCACGGTACTTCTCTGGAATATCGTTGCCAGTGTCTTCTTCTACTTTGTCTTGAGGTTGCTCAACAGCCTCTTCAGGCTCCTGAATCTCTTTGGCTTCGGGTTCAACGTTGTCCACATTCTCCTCTTCGAGGTGCGGATCAAGCATTGTTGCTCGTGACATATTAAACTCCGTGAACTAAGTCATTATGGAGATTTACGTTTCCTGCCAGCTTCTTCGTGTTCTCGCACCCACTTCATGTGACGACCAGGAAAGTCCCCACTATGACCATCGAGTACGCACTTAGGCGCTGACAGCATTTTAGTAGCATTAGAGCCGCAATCGCACCTACTGATTGTGACCCCACTGCGTACCATTCTTTCAAATATATGCCCGTTCTCACAACGGAAATCATATATTTTAAACACTTACAAAACCTCTTCCTGGCTATGATGAAAATCAGTTTCTTCTGCTTCAGCCTCATCTCTTGCCGCTTCAATCGTTGCTTGCAGATTTAATACTGTAGCAAACGCGGCAACTTGGCCTTTGCGAAAAAACAACTCTTCTTGATCCTTGACTGTTTGGATATCCGTCAACTGTTTTGCGTTGGCTGATATCTCTTCCAATAGCTGTTTAAACCCCTCATGGTTAAACAATGTATTGTAATTATCAAAATACCTCTCAAGCTCAGGTGTCATAATTCTTTCTCTCTTTGGTTGATTAACTGCCTTTTACCATGCTTTTTTGAAAATGTCAGGCTTTTCGTGATCTAGCTGTTTTCTTTGCAATGCGTTTGGGTTGGGCAGAATGTTGTTTACCTGCGGCTGTGTCCTTGCGTTTTTTGCGAGTTGTGGCCGCATACTCCTTTGCCGACAGCGATTTGATAGCCGCTTTAGGCAAATACCTTTCTCCAGTTGCCTTTGGCCCTTGCGTTGATGGCTTACCTGATTTGGTAGTCCATTTTTGCTTAGTCCATTTCTTTAAAGACTTCTGAGGCTTTTTAAGAGCCATTACTTATAGCCTCCGCCCTTAGCCTTGTATTGCTTAGCAAGCATCTGGGCTTTACGAGCAGACCATTGACCGGGCTTTCCACCTTTGCCACCTGCTTTAATCTTGTTAAAAAGATTCTTTCGCATGGTAGGCTTAGTGTAGTTGCCCGATTGATTGACTCTCGACTTAGTAGCCATAAGGCTTTTTTACTTTCTTTTTCTTTTTCCCTGGCATAACGACCCCCCGGCTATTTTTTAAGCATCATAAAATTATACGAGTCCATCTTGCCAACATCTTCTGGCTTTTCTTTGGCATCGTACTTGGTTGGAAACCCTTGGTCTTGCATCTCTTTTATACGACGCTTTGACGTTTCGCACATAGAGTAATACTCAATAGGCCGATAGCTTACCGTGTGATCTTTGTCTTTCACTTTTTGCCTCCATGAGTTTTTTGAACCTTAAACTCTGCTGACTTGGTTGCGCCTTTATGCGCTTTGTAACCGCCAGCAGGATCTTTCATGAGGGTATAACCACTACCCTTCTTCATCCAATGATAACCTTCAGGTGCTGGTACTTTCATAGTGCCTACCATTTAACCTTATGCGACCAATAACGCGCAGATAATTTGCTGGGATTTGCGTCTTGAGCGTTGTGACGAGCGTAGTAGCTTCTTTTCCGCGCTTTGTCTTTTGCGGTTTTAGGATTCTTACCTGCACCTTTAACGCCCTGTTGACCAAAACGAATTGTCTTGATCTTATCACCTTGTTTCGCAACTACAACGTGTGACTTAGTGGGGTGCCCCGGCGTTCTCTTCGGTTTGTTGAACCCGCTTACGCCCACGCGCGCTAGTCTTGGATCCCTTGCCATCACTCAACTCCTTCAGTTGGGACTTCAGTTCCTGCACTTCCTTCTTCAACGGGGCCAATTGCTCGTTGAACTTCAGGAATATCATTTGCAACTCTCGGTCTGTCAACATTTACTTTACTCTCCATTTCTCTTTCTTTGATTAGCGTCTCTGCTAGTTTCATTCGACGCTCGAACTCTTTGTCTTCTGCATCCCCTTCTTTAAGGTTGCGAGTGACTGCGTTGATTCTATCAATCTCAAGCTCAACAGGAACCGCTTGGGCTTCTGCCGCAAGCTTCGTGGCTCTTGCTGAAGACTCTTGCGCCTGTGCATTGAGCGCGTTGGTTTGCGATTGCTGGAACTGCATCTGAGTTTGCTGTGCCATCATTTGCATTTGCTGTGCTTCTGGGTTTGGCTGTGACGCTTGAGTCAGTGCCGCAATCAACTCTTCACGGTTAGACAGATTCATGTTGTCAATAACTGACTGAACTAGTGTCATATACAGCGGAGAGTCTTGTCCCATTGTCTGCAACAACTGTACCAACTGAGTAACTTCGTATTCCCTAGCAATAATTCCTAGCGTACTGCTGGCATTGAACTTGTAGTCCGCTACTGGGTAGTTCTCAGGATCAAACTGCATATACCGGTGTGCGGCCTTCTTGACGAATGGAATCAAGAAAGACTGCTGGAAGTTAATAAGGGTGCGCTTATGACGCTTAATAACAGCGCCAAGAGACATACTAATACCAGCCGCTGTTGCTTCTCCATTAACTTGTCCAGCGACCCCAGCAGAATCAACTGCACCGGTGGCTTGCTGAACCATCTGTTGTAACGCTCCGGCTTGCGCGAACGTAATTTGATTAACCTGACCAAAGTTAAACGGCTGAAGTACTTCACGAGGATCTCCATTAGTAAGAATCATCTTGCCGGGGCGGACTTCTGGTTTTGCGCCTCTAGGTAATCGAGTCGCATCAATCGCCATCATCGGGTGAATCGTTAAGCTAAGTGCATCAATACGCGCTCGAAGCTCGGTATCCAGTGCTTTTTGGCTGTTGTAACCTTTTTCGCAGACACCACGACCCCAAAATCGCCCTGGCACCACATCCCACGGGAACGCAACGACCGGCCGATCCTGCATCATGTACGGATTTGGCTCTGCTTTTAGCAAAATACCGCCGTTTGCAATGACTACAATGGCTTCAACATAGAAACTATCGCCTTCCTCAGCCTCTTGGTTAACATCAGCCATTGCATCATTAAGTAATTCGCGTGGAACTAAGCCGTAATACTTGGTTAGACGGATTTTGTCGTCGTTGTAGATCGTAATGTCTTGATCTGGCTCTAAATCTGTGTCTGGCGCGGCAGATCCAAGATATTCTTTGCGATATACACCCTGTTCTTGCAGGATTTCTACCGAATGACGGCTTACAAACTCGTCAATACAGACGCCAAGTGCGTCTTCAACGTTAGTTGCTACTGGATCTATAAGAAAATTCTGGGGTAGTACGGGTTTAAGCTTTACCTTTACCCGTTCTTGTATGTTGATACCAACTGCTTGAAGATCCCCGTCCATAATTGGTTGGGTAGCTGGTGTCATTTCCTTCATTTCTTCAATAACAATTTCACCAATGCCCGTACCAAATACCGCTGAGTTAATTAGGCATTCAGCAACAGACTTGCGGATCATGCAGTCTTCGAAATCTTCGGTTAGTTTGTTTCTAAGGAAGAGTACATCCTGACGTTCTGTGTCGCCCATGTTGTCAGAGACATCAAACCACTTGCCTCTGCCAAATGTGGCCTCTTCTAGTTCGGCAACATTGGACTCAACAGCTTGCTGTAAAGCAGGAGAGATAATACGGCTACGCTCACTCCGACGCTCGCTATCAGCAGGATCCCAAATCCCACGCCAAAGCCGATAGTATTCTTCAAAACGTGCTTCATAATTAGATTCATAGTAGTCACGCCAATCCTCGCACTTGGTAATTACCCAACCTTCGATAGATTGCTCAATCATTAACGCATCTGGTTCGTATATTTCGTCCATGTCAGTATCCCGCCACTATGTCTAAGATGTCGTGGTCATCTATTTCGTATTCGTAGTCATAGACTACTTTTGCAAGGTCGCTAATGTAAGCAAGAGCATCAACTAAGTCATCATGGGTTAAAGGATCAGGGAATTGAAAGAGTTGGTCAAGGAATCTTGCATTCCAAGGGCCTTTGTTTAAGGTGATCATTCCATTTTCAAAACGACCTTGAAGCGCCCACATTATACGATCGGTCTTCTTTTTGTTGCCGTGAGTTAGTTCTTCCACCCTAAAAAACGTACCGTATTGCTTCATCATGTCAGTTAAAGGCGTCATTACTGCGTTTCTTGCAATACCTCTTTCTATCCCAACACTAACAGGTCGATAGTCCCTAACCACTTGAAATATCTTCATGGCAGTTTCGGCTAACTCCCAGCGACCATGTATTATGTTTTCGACGTACCAGCCTTCTTCCGAGACGTTGACGACGGCGATCGCCGTTTCGTCGAGCTTTTGGTTTTTGGTGCGCTTTTTGTTGACTTCTTCGAAGCCGGCGAGGTCGATGGCGATGTAGTAGTCTCCGGTCGGATTTTTATCAGCTTCGACCCGAACCCAATCTTCCTTAAACATTTCTGACCCACGAGCTTCAAACGATGCCATAAATTCTTGACGGAACGCATAACTAGACATACTCCTCTTAGCGATATCAATTTCATTCTTGTCCAATAGTGGATTGTCATAAGAAGTAAAGTGCCAGGCACAGTACGTCGGATCATCCCCTAACTCCGCATATTTGTACAATTCATAAAAATGGTTTCTTCCCATAGGTGTGCCTATAAACATGGCACATCCTTTTTGGTCAGCAAGGGCGGGTCTCAAAATTTGCTCGAATACTTCGGGCTTCATATCCGCGTATTCGTCCAAGACAAGGAACTTTAGCGAGACACCTCGCATGGTTTCTGGTCGGTCGGCACCTTTGAGACTAATGGTTGCTCCGTTGACCAGTTTGATCTGTAAATTATTGATGTGACTACCAGCAATAACGGGATGACCAAGCTCAAGAAGGGTCTGCCACATGATGTCTCTGGCCTGTCCCTGTGTAGGCGCAACATAGAACACATGACCTCTATCAGCTTGAAGCGCGTTAACAATTAACATCCACGCGGCTAGTCGAGATTTACCGGTACGCCTTCCTGCCGCTACAATTTTAAAGCGCGTATCGTCTGCCCAAACTTGTTGTTGCCACGGCAGTAGTTCGATATTGAGATCAGTCAAGGTCGTCTAACTCTTCTTCGGTTAATTCACGCTCTTCTGCACCGGCCTGTTTAAGAAGGTCATTTAGTTCAATAGGAGAGCCAAATTTATACATAACTGCCGGTACTGCTCTGCGACCTGTCAGCATTTCCACCATGTTCCAGCCATCTTCCCCCGGCGGAAGCCGCACATACTTATGATCTATGTCGCACTTTGTCAGCTTTTCTCTGATAAACCGACAGCCTTTGCACCAGTCTGCGCCAAGGACAATCACCATAGTTTTATATTAAGATCCATTAAAGTTACTAAACGCTGTTGGTCTTTCTAAAAGCTCAAAGGTAACTGCTACTTCCATCTGTCCTGTTGCTGAAGATGCTTGAGTTTTTACAGTATCTCCATTGTGCAAAACAAA